CTTATTTTGTGGCTTTTTACCTTATTAAATTAGTAATTGACTAATTTTTGTTAATTATATTACCTTCTCTCTGAACATCAATTGCTTTTTCTTTCAGCCTTTGGTCGTTTCTTTTTAAAGCTATTTGTTCTAATTTTATTCTATTATTTATTTGTCCTTCTTCTACTTTCCTTAATTGGTCGTCTTGTTTAAGTCCAAACTCTTTATTAGTGTATTCGTTATCTAAGGCTTGTTGGGTGGCTGCTTCTAATCGGTCATAACCCTCTGTATTAGATTCTTTATCAGCAGCTCTTCCTAAACTTTCAATATAGGTTTGTTCCGTTCTTGCTTCAATTCTCATAGTCTCAATCTCTTTCTCTCTCTCAAATTTAAGAGTTTCTGCTTTTTCTATTGCGGCTAATTGTTTGTCTTGTAGTTGATTTTCGTGGTCTCTTTGAGCTTGTTCTTTTTGAGACTGTTCTGCTCTCATTCTTCTTCCTACTTCTATAAGGGTGCTTGTGCTGTCTGAAGAAGTAATTTCCGCAAGAGCCATTATATCTCCACCCAAAGTATTCATCTGTAATAAACTTGCTTTTAATGTCTCTAATTCTTTTCTATCTTTACTTGAATTGATAGATACAAGTCCAAAGTTTCTTAAAGGAAAATCAGGGTCAGATAATTCTATAAACGCTTTATCTCCATTTGGTTTTGTATAAACCGCACTGAAGTCTTTATAGTTCTTTTGGCAGTATTGTGCCGCAGTTAAGTGTAGCAAGTTTGCTTTCTTAGTACTCACTGCCATAACTGCAAATATTGGCTCTGTCTGTGCGTAGGAAGCTGTCATTCCTTGTTTAATACCTTCTGCTGTTGAATACTCATTTGGTGCTCCTGTTCTTTGTGGAGTTATTCCAATCTGTTCTAAAGCCTGTAGTTTAAATTGGTTGGCAAGATTCATTCTATTTACAATCTGATTTGTGAAATCTAAAGATTGTGTCATAAACGCGTTCATAGCAGGTTGATTCCCCTGCATATTTTGTTTTGAGGTGTCTATTGGAACTATGCCTAAATCTTGAATAAGGTCATACATTTGTTCGAGAGACTCTCTTACATTTGTATTGTTTTTATATTCGGAAGGTAAATAATGTACATCAAATAAGAAGAATGTCCCTAACTCTTTTTCAAGTAGAGAGTATATTTGATTTAATACAATATTATGTTTTATTATGTATGGGCGTAGTTTTTTTGCCGTTGAATCTCCAATGTATCCCGCTACAGGTAATGGTGCACTATATACATTACTAGAGCCTTTCATCTGAATTGGTGCGGCATCTCCTCCTATATATAAGTCTTCTAATAGATAAGAATTAGAAGCTTTTACTTTTACTCCCCATCTTACTTCGGGAATCCAATCATATACTATTGTGTTTGGTTGTGGGTTTTTCTCGACTTCTTCTAGTGTTACTCTTCTTAAAGTTTCTATTTCATTTTCTTCTAAGAACTCAGGAAGTAAGTCGTCTGTTACAAATGCTTGGTCTTGGAATCCGTCTGAAGTGGTGTAGTTTAGTATTCCAACTCTTTTCCAACTTCTCCAATATCCTTCTGTAACTTGTAGTAAATCGTTTCTTACGTCTATATCAGTTCTTAATTGACTTGCATAGGCACTGTTTAGAAAACCATTACCGTTGTTTAAAGGTGAGAACCAAGCAGGTACTTTCTTTTGTTGTCCGTCCTCTGTTATTGTAGTTTGTCCAAATGGAGTGTCAAATACATTTTGTAATTGCAGTGTTAAATCATAATCGTGATACCCTTCAAATGGTACTATTTGTGTTTGACCAAACTTTCCTTTACCTAAATCTGCTAAAGAGCTGTTTGTTGCTGTTGAACCTCCCGCCGTAGATTGGTTGAAATAGCCTAAAAGTCTTCTTTGAATGTCTTCAGGTATTTTATCTCCATATCTATTTACAATGTCAGAAGGAGATTTCCAATCTATTTTACCTACATATTCTCCATCTTGTGGAAATTTAGCATCTACATCTTCAGAAAAGAATACTTGACAAGGATGCCAACGTTCAGGTTTATAGTAGTCATATCCTATGTGGTAGTGTCTAAACCATCTTCCTGTTAAAATATAATCTTCAATTTCTTGTAGGCTATCGGCTTCCATATTGAAGTCGTCTCTAAGCCAATCAAATTCTAAAGTTCTTTCTGCCCATTCTGCTGCAACTGTTTTAAAGTTTTTAAGCATTTCCTTTTGAATTTCTTCGGGCGGAATTAAGCTGTCTTTTTGCTTTTGTAATTCTTGTTGGTATTGTTGTTGCTCCTCTTCTGAGTTAAACTGCTTATTCTCATCTAAAACTATTCCTTTTGCTAATAGTCTTTCTTTTAATTCTAAATCAAATAGTTTTTGAGTGTACTCTCTTGTTTTGTCTGTTTGAGTTCTAGTAAACTCGTTTTGAGAAGTCTCGTCATTAGTGTCTATCCTATATTTATCTCTGTAATTAGGATACTCTCCTTTTATTTGGTTTACTATAATTCCTAGGAAGTCGTAATGCTTCGCGTGAACAGGCATTTCAGCTTGAGATGTTAGTTCTAATATGTCACTTGTTAATCCAGATAATTGATAGTCAGCATATACCAACTCTCCCCTAAGCATAGAATAAAACTGATTTAATTCTATATTCTTCAAAAACTGTTTCTCTGCTATCTGCTCTAACCTATCAAGAGTTGATTTTTTCCAAGCCTTATTTTTTTGCTTTTCTAATAATGTTTGGGGAGTCAGAGCAGTAGTAAAACTTGAACTGTTTCCAACACCATTAAAAAATGAATGATTTATACTATTACTCATTATCTTTAAATATAAATGTTGATTTATTTAAATGCCTTCCATTTAACCACCCACATAAAGTTGCTTTATTTATACAGTTGTCTATAGCACATTGTTTTATAGTATCCCATTCTTTGCCTGTTTTTGTACAAATTACAGCCCTTGATGAAGGAGCACTTTTTCCTGATTTACCAAACATAGGGTTTTTTTCACCCTTAAATCCGTGATGGTCTTGGTTTGCTCTTGTCTCTTTTAAATGTAAATCTTTTTTATATATGAAAGAAGTATTGTTAGTATTCTTACCTAATAGTTTATATACCAATGTATTTGGAATTATATTATTTTCTTCTGCGCAATCTTTAGCTGAAATCCACTCCTTACCCGTTAATGTACATATCACTTCTTTACGTTGCTTACTTTTAATACCGCTTTTAGATTCACTCATATTTTTACGAGTTTCGTCTGTAGTTACAGCAGGGTGATTCTCACAAGCTGATAGTACACAATTTAGTCCTTTATCTTTATCTAAAACATTATAAAAATTTTGCCAATGTCTCTCACGACAATATAGCTCTGAAATCGGACACTCTTCTATTATCTCAAATACGTGATTTCCTACCCCGTGTTTAATAAAAGAGTTATATAGCCTAACTTGTAGTTTGGATTTTTTAGGTTTGTTGTACCCTGAAAATCTATTTTTTATATTTTTACTCTTTCCAATATAGACTCTTCCTGTCGGGGATGTTATTTTATATATGCCTATTATTACGTCCATTTAAAAATAAGTTAAGTTTAATTTGCAAATTTAATTTAAATAGCTTATATTGCCAAAAAACTTACACATCTACTTTTTTAACCTAAAATTCCTCTTCCTCTACTTCCTCCAAATATTCTTTTTACGTGTGGTTTTTTATTATGCTCTTCCACTTTTTTCTCTGTTAATCTTGCAGGGACGTACTCTGCATCCATCTTATGTGCTTGTATTAGAGCAATTCCAAAAGTTGTAATTCTGTCGTGGTTTTCCCCTTCTTTATAGTTAATTATTTCCTCTAAAAGCATTTCATCATCAATATTCTCAACTCCTAATTTTTGACCTGTTGTCCCGTCTTCGCTTTCTATTATAATTATTTCGTTACAGTAGTTGATTGCTTTATTTATAATTGCTGATTTATTTCCTTGTGGTGATATACCAAACTGTCTTCTTCCATTACTTTTAACAGATAAATCTGCTGACATATTAAAGGTTGGAACTAAGTATCTTTCAGTTTGTTTTATGCCGTC